CCCCCTCCTATGTAGGCGGCCAAACCTACCCCACTTGGAACACTACTGAAAAGAATACTTCACTCTTTTGAGTAAAGCATTCAGATCAGTAGTACTCCAAGGCTCACATTCGATCTCAGCTAGGCAAAAGCCCTCAACCAATAAATGCTTTCTTCAACGAAAACAAATCTTCACCAAAAACAAACATAAAACTAATATTCCTCACTCCAAAATCCAACTCTCTTCAAAGTGGAGCGATCTTTCTTGCTAAGTTTGCGATTCTTCCATATTTCGCGAGTTTCACTTCTTGCTTGTTTCATTGCGTCTCTCAATTTCTTGCGACGTTCACGTTCTTCCTCCTCCAATAAATTCTCTTCTTCGACATTATTGATTTCATCAATCCAGCTCTGAAAAACAGGGAAGTCCATTGCTTCGACAAGCGAAGCCATGTCACTCCCCACAGCTTTGAGTTTGTCTGTCATACTCCGAAGAATGACAATCTCAACTTCGTCTTCTTCCTCAGAAGAGTCCGACAATTCAGACCATTCTTCGTCGGACGAAAGGTGATCAACCCAGCGCTCTTTTGCTTCAGCACGTAGTTGTTCAAAGAAATCGATGTCTTCTATTTCTTCTTCCGATTCAGATTTCAGGAATTCACTAGTGAAGTCTAAACTTTCCTCACCAATATCAACAAATTCAGTAGTTAAACGCATCGTCAACACCTCCTTGCGAAATTCTTTGGCAGCTTCTACATCGCTAAGATAATAAGATGCAAAATATTCCCAATGGGGTAATTCATCCGGGAACTTGGTGCATAGAGCACTCAATTCTTCAGTGACGTCTTCAGGGAACTGCAGTTCAAAATTAAAATCAGAACCCTGCACCACATTTTCGATTTTCGTTCTATAATACTTGTAAACAAGCCCAAGAAACCGGGTAAACCCATTGTCAAAACAAGCACCTGTCACCATATAACCAATAACAGCCGCTGCACGTCGCGCTTCCCACACAATCTGCTCCGACTCATTTTTGGGTCTAGGAATGTGTGGGTTTAGAAAACGTGCGAACAACGACTTGAAGTCTGGCACAGGAAAGAGGACGTTTTTTGCAGTCAACCCCTTCTCATGAAGCAGGCTGACTTCCCGTCCAACAATCCGGTAGCCAAGGAAATAAGGTTCGAAATAAACCTTGTTTAACTCGACTTTTCCGCTCTCGTAATATTCCCTCATCAATTCAGAGTTCACTTTGTACTCAAGGTCCGTACCAGGTTTAATATTTATACCGACACGTCCAAAGATTTCTTTCAATTTGGAAATCCGAAGTACTGTGTTATCTACATCCACACTCGCAAATGCAGACAACCAAAAGAAGAAATTGAAGAAAGACGTGAGCAGACCACCAGATGCATTCTTTCCAAGAACTTTCACTGTAGTTGTATTGTGAACTATCATCAAATGATCGAAACACACCTTCAAATAAGCCTTGAAAATCCCAAGAGCTCTAGGCGACATGTTTCTAGCGAAACGATAACTTATCACATTGAACACAGCATCTGAAAGGTCCGGGACAGTAGCTTCAAAATACTGGCCATCAGGTGTGGAAACAGAAATGATTCCCGTGTCTGGATCTTTGCAAGAAATCGCGCCATCATCAGAATAATTGAGTATTCTGGAATAAGGATAAACCTCCGAACCATCAAACCATGCCCTAGGAAACATGTGCTCCAAAAAAACCTGTGCGCCTCCTTTAAAGAACGAAAACTTGTATGCATTGCACGAACCGAGGGTCTCCGTGAAATTGGTCATAGAATTAGTGATAAATCTGCAAAGGCCTCTATACACCATGTGCAATTGAGAAGGCCATACGTTATAAAACCTTATCTTTTGACCAACCTTTGCCACCTCATAGTAATCGAACTTGTTTTTGAGGAGTACCGTAACAATCCATGGGTTCTTTTTGAAGTACTCAAGGGTATGTTTATACGCCCTGTCTTTCGATAAGGGACATGATTTCAAATGTGTAAGCAAACCTTGCTTCGACACCAAATAGGCCAAATCTGCATAGGCGGTCTCACCAACATTACGGGCTGGATGAGGAAGGCCAGAATTGGCTAGTGTGTTGTAACTTTCATCACCCAAAGAACGAAGCTGATCTCGCAACTTCTTTGGTGTGAATAAGTCAAATTTGACTTTGAATTTATCTTTAAAGCCCAACAACATACACATTTTCTCAGAGAAAGTCGTGATGTCCTTAAGGCTCAATCTTCCAGTCACATTACAAACAGCAACAAGATATTGCTTGCTTGACAACACACTCTTCTGCATAACGTCCGAGAATCGGGTATACAATCCAAACCAAGGCTTGTTTGTTGAAATTAGCTCGTTGGCATATTTCACCCAAGGTTCAAGGTTTTTCTTGGTAGCTATGTCCAGCTCAAAGAGCTTTCC